TTTGTAGGTCTAAGTCTGGTGGTGCACACGCATTTTTATTTACAAAAGATTTTGTGCCTGCAACAGTAATGCGAGTAAAATTAAAATTAATAGCATCTGCAATGGGGTTTGCAGGTGTAGAGATATTTCCTAAACAAGATTATATAAGAGTAGATAGAGGAGACACAGGAAGTTTTTTAAACTTACCTTATCACGGCAACGGTAGAACAGTTAGATATGCATATGGATTAGATGGTGACACTCTCACATTAGATCAGTTTTTTGATTTACATGAACAAGTATCTTTAACGACAGAAAAATTAAATGAATTCAAAATAGAAAACAAAGAAGAAAAGAAAGATCACTTTGACGGAATGCCTCCTTGCTTGGTTACCTTATTAAGTGATGGGGTTCCAGACGGACAAAGAAATAATTGTATGTACAATGTGGGTGTTTATTTAAAGAAAAGATACCCTGACAAAGAAGAGTGGCAAAGTCATATGTTTACTTACAACAAACAATTTATGACCCCACCATTAGATGCTACAGAAATAAATACTCTGATTGGATCTTTAGACAGTAAAGAATATAACTACAAATGCAAAGATGAACCAATACATAGTTTCTGTGACTCAAAAAAATGTGCACTACAGAAGTTTGGTGTTGGAGATAACACACCTCCACCAGAGATAGCAGAGATTAGAAAGTATGATTCAGACCCACCAATATACTTTGCATCTATAGATGGTGAAAGCGTTGAGGTAGATGATGCAACACTTCATGATCCAGAGAAGTTTTCATTAGCTTGTATGAACCAAATAGGTAAGCCAATGATGCCGGTGGCAAAACATGTATGGCGTAGATTGTTAATAAAATTATTTACAAACTTAGAAACAATACCTGCACCAGAGTCTTCTAAACTAGATGTGCAGCTAAAAGAAATACTAGCAGATTATATAAATAAAACTCCAGGTAAAGAACTCAAAGATGTTATGCGAGGTATTGCATTTACAGATACAGATGGTTTTACATATTTTAAATTTAAAGACTTTTGGAAATTTTTATTAAAGACTAAGTCTTGGGCTGAACGAACATATCCTAAACAAAAGACAATGAGACTATTACAATCTTTATTTGAAGCAAAAGAAGATACTCCTAAGATAGGTACTAAGTCTGTAAGAGTGTTAAAGATGCCTACAATTAAATTAGAAAGACCTAACCCTAGAATAACGAAAGTAGAAAAATCACCATGGCTATAATAAAAAAAATAATGGGTCCTCCTGGAACCGGTAAAACATATAGATTAATAAACCACTATTTAAAAAAAGAATTAAATGAGTATAATACTGCACCAGAAAAAATAATATATATTACATTCAGTAAAGCTGCAGCAGAAGAAGCAGAAGAAAGAATTGTAGAATTATTTCCAGAGAAAAAATTAAAATATATATCCACCATGCATGCAATGGGTACATCTGAATGTGGTATTGATACTAACACTAGATTATTAAAAGGTAAAAAATGGAATCGTTTTAAACAAGAGTATCAAGAGTGGTCTAATATATCTTTTGAAACCACTGTAGACTCTGCGGGTAATCCTAGGTATCAAAATACTCATCTACAAATAATACAATATTCTAGATCTAAATTAATTTCTATAGAAGATGCCGCGATAGAATTAAAAAAGTATCACGACATAGATGTAGATACGACAATACAACTAGAGACAGATTTAAGATCATTCAAAGAAGGATCAAAGATGATTGAGTTCTATGACATGATCAACCAGTTTGTCGAGGAAGAACGATGTCCTCCACTCGATGTCATCTTCCTCGATGAAGCCCAAGATCTTAGTCCACATCAGTGGAAATGTTTTGATTATATAAAATCTAATTGTAAGCGAGGTTACATGGCAGGAGATGATGATCAAACTATCTATGGGTTTCAAGGTGCAGATCCTAATTGTTTTATGCAACAAGAAGGGGAAAGAGATGATCAAGAAATATCAAGAAGGGTTCCAAGAGCTGTGCACAAGGTAGCTGTAAAAATACTAGAAAGACTAGAGAATAGAATAGAAAAGAATTGGATACCTAGAGATGCTGAAGGAGAGGTTCATTACAATCAAACATTAGATGATTTAGATTTTAACGAAGGTCACTGGATGATATTGGCTAGAACTAATAAATTACTAAATAATATATCAGAGCATTTTTATTCTTTAGGTAAAAGATTTAGTGGTAAAACAAATAAACACTTACCTAATGATATATTAGAGGTGTATCAAATCTGGACACGATTAAATCAAGGAGCTGTTGTCTCTCCTGAAGAGGCTGAGAAAGTATACAAGTATCTAGTAGTTAAGAAAGGCCATGTAGCAAGAGGTTACTCAGATGGTAGAACCGTGCAGCGAGAGACGAGCGTCAGTTTAGAAAAATTAAAAAAAGATCATGGGTTACTAATAGAAGGTGATTGGAAGCAACTACACTTTCCAGAAGAAACAAAAGAATACATGCAGACATTATTAGAAAGGGGTGACGATCTAATGACTAAACCAAAGGTACAACTAATTACTTTACACGGATCTAAAGGTAAAGAGTGTGAGAATGTATGTTTATTTACAGACTATGGCACAGAGGGACAAGATGAATTTATTTATCGGGCAGCATACGAAGATCCAGATCCAGAACATAGATTATTTTATGTAGGTACAACCAGAGCAAAAGAAAGATTATTTATAATGCAACCATCATCAGAGTATCATTACACAATAGGAGAACCAATAGTATGACAAGTAAAGATATATTTAAAGGAGTTGAGTACGATTCGTTAGAAAAACAAGTTGGAGGAAAACATTACAAGAATATGAAGATCCAACCAGCAGAGTTTATCAATGAAAATAAACTCTTGTTTGCAGAGGGGAATGCTATAAAGTATATCTGTAGACATCAAAGTAAGGGTAAAGCGGACGATATACAAAAGGCAATACATTATTTAGAGATGATATTGGAAAGAGATTATAGTTAATGTTTGAAGCACAGACCGAGTGGATAAGCCCAGAGTCTTTTCCTGATCTTAAAGATCATAAATATATAGCGATTGACTTAGAGACAAGAGATCCTGGATTAAAGTCTAGAGGATCTGGTGCATTAATAGGTGATGGAGACATCGTAGGTATCGCTGTAGCAGTAGAGGGTTGGTCTGGTTATTATTCTTTTGGTCACAAAGAGGGAAACTTCTTTGATGAAGCTGTAGTAATGCGATGGATAAAAGAAGTATGTGCGTTACCAAATGTAAAATTATTTCACAATGCAATGTATGATGTATGTTGGTTGAGAGCATACGGTGTTAAAATAAATGGCCACATTGTTGACACAATGGTTATGGCATCTTTGGTAGATGAGAATAGATTATTTTACTCACTCAATAGTTTATCTATAGATTATCTTGGGCAAGTAAAAGATGAGACAGCATTGAGAGCAGCAGCTGACAAAGCAGGTATAGATGCAAAGTCTGAGATGTGGAAACTACCTGCAATGTATGTAGGTTCTTATGCAGAAAAAGATGCAGAGCTAACATTAGCTTTATTTAAAAAGTTATCTATTGAGATTAAAACACAAGATCTTACAAAAGTATTTGATCTTGAAACGCAATTGTTTCCTTGTCTTATAGATATGAAATTTAAGGGAGTACGCGTAGACGTTGAAGCAGCTCATAAACTGAAGCAACAACTAGCATCACAAGAAGAAAGCTTACTCCTAGAAGTAAAAAAAGAAACAGGCCTAGAACCTCAAATATGGGCAGCAAGATCGATTGCCAAAGTTTTCGATAAATTAAAACTAGATTATGAAGTAACCGAAAAAACAAAAGCACCTTCCTTTACTAAAAATTTTCTTCAAGAACATAAACATCCTATCGTTAACAAGATAGCAAAAGCTAGAGAGATTAACAAAGCTCATACTACATTTATAGATACAATTATCAAGTATCAATACAAAGGTAGAATACATGCAGATATCAATCCTATTAGAGGAGATAGTGGAGGAACAGTGACTGGTAGATTTAGTTACTCTAATCCAAACCTCCAGCAGATCCCAGCGAGGAACAAGCAGCTAGGGCCAATGATACGATCTTTGTTTATACCTGAGAATAACCACAAGTGGGGATGCTTTGACTACAGCCAACAAGAACCAAGATTAGTTGTGCACTATGCGGCTACAAAATTTAAGGGTGATGAAGAAGTTACAGAGATAGTAGAAAGATTTGAAAACAATGAAGTAGACTTTCACCAAACTGTTGCAGACATGGCTAACATATCTAGGACACAGGCAAAGACAATTAACCTAGGATTGTTTTATGGTATGGGTAAAGCAAAGCTACAAGCAGAGTTAGGCTTGTCTACAAAGGATGAAGCTACAAAACTATTTAATAAATATCACGACAGTGTGCCGTTTGTAAAAGATTTAATGGATGCAATATCTAGAGATGGTTCTGCGTTTGGATACATAAAAACATTTGGTGGTAGAAAATGTAGGTTTAATAAATGGGAAATAGCAGAGTGGAACAATGGTAAGTTTACTGCACCAATGAGTAGAGCGGATGCAGAGGCAGCTTACTATGAAAAATATCCTAAAGCCACAAAGCCAAACATAAGAAGAGCATTTACTTACAAAGCTTTAAATAAATTAATACAAGGGTCTGCAGCAGATATGACTAAGCAAGCAATGTTAAATTTATATAGAGAGGGCATTGTACCACACATACAAATACACGATGAACTAGACATTTCTGTAGAGTCAGATGAACAAGCTAAAAAAATTATTGAGATTATGGAGGAAGCTGTTAAATTAAAGATCCCTAATAAAGTTGATTATGAATCAGGAAACAATTGGGGAGAAATAAATGGATAGATATAATGGCTTACTTAAACTCGAATATACCAGCAACTTATGCACAAATAAGAAGAGAATATTTATATGATTGTAAAAAACATCACGG